GGAGGAACGCAAGTTCAAGGTGCTGGTCAGTAATGTGGAGGATGCCATTGAGAAGCAGTTTGGTGCGATGCTGATTCTTGAGAAGTATTTGCGTCTTCATCAGTTCATTGCTCATCCGCAGATTTATACAGAGGCCATGCAGAAGAAGTTTATGGGTAACTACGCCGTGGGTGACTGGAATGGTGGCGCCAGCAAGCTCCAGAAGTTTGTGGAGCTGATTTCTACTGTGGAGCCGACGCTGGTCTTCTGTCAGTTCACTATGGAGATGGACCTACTTGCTGATGAGGCACGACGCAAGGGCTACGAAGTGCGCTTTGTGCGTGGTGGTCTGACGGAAAAGGCGCGCACTGCTGAGATTGAGGCCACGCGCACTTCGTCTAAACCGGCATTGCTTCTGTGCCAAATCAACGCGGGCAACTGCGGGCTCAACCTTCAGCACCTGACGCGTGTTATCTTCTACACTCAGCACTGGAATCCGTCTGTCATTGACCAGGCACTAACGCGTAGTTACCGCTATGGCCAGACAAAGCAGGTTACGGTGCATCACATTGTGCTAGGTAGCGATGAGCTCTTGAACATCGACCGCCTTATGCTCCAGAAGCACAAGTTCAAGCGTGAGAGCGCTATCGGTCTTATGCCCAGCTTGGAGTTTGCGTACTGCCCCAAGATTTACATTGAAAGCAGGGCAGACGCCTTTCCTCTTAGTAAGGAGACGGAAGCAGAGGACCCTACTATCTATAAAAAAAAAATAAAAGAAAATACAAAATATTTTTCATTACGTTACCATCCTAATACGCCCTAGAAGCTCTTGCTTGATTATATTAAGACGTGCAGTCTGACGCTTCTGACAATATATAAATGTGTCTAGCCAATCAAATACACATTTTAGCATTTCTTGATAAATGGTACAATTATAGATTTTACCATCGCTTGTGATTTCAACCCATAATTTCATCACATTAAAACCGTGATTACTTAGGGTTATATATATCTTGAGTGCTCCAGCTTCCCCATTCGAATATGTATAGTTTACAGTGTAATCATTGTATACTTTATGAATGTAATTATTTATACGCTCAAATAGCGACGGTAGCTCCTTAATAAGATTTGCTTGAGAATATGTCATGTTGATATATTCTTATATAAATCATAGGTTTTCAATTTTAGTTGTCTATAAATCATTCATTAATTCACTATGTCTTGCAAATTGTTGTAGATAGAATTCTTTTTTACTGTCAAGTTCACGCTTTAAAGCTGGATTTATCATAATATGCTGTTTAAACTTGTTTAAATATATTTCCAATTCTTCAGGTTTATAATAATAGGTACACAAATACATATTATACATGACTCCAAACCAGATTCCGTCATGTTCACCACGGAACTGGTCTAACATAATTTTACAACAATCGTAGCCCTCTTTCCAATATTGGAATCTTGTATAGGTATTTACAATATTGTCACGTATATACTGAAGACCAACGACTGGTTTAATAAAATTATTAAAGGTGTGATGGTAATCACCGTAGGTTCTATGTATATCATCGTAAAATTCATCCAGGATAGGTAAGTAGAGCATCTCTTCACCGTGACCACAACCAAGATTTGTAGTCTGTACAAAATTCTCTTTGAGTCTATTTAAAATACGGACACCGATATCTTTTCCTGTTGTAAAAAAACATCCAGACACTACCCATCTATAATGAAGATAGTATTCCCTTGCATTTTCTGGTAATATGTACTTCTTATCCGTTACATTCAACACTTGAATTCTAAACTTATCACACACATTGTTTAAGATATCTGGCAACATATGGGGTTTGTACTCCCAACAGACCTTATTGGCATTGGGTCCAATATTTGCATCTATCCATCCAAACTTGGATGTATTAAAGGGATTCATTTGGATAGTTTGAAGTACAAAGTCAAACTTATTACAGCAGACAATATGAGATTCGGCACAAGTCCGTGCGTCCCGCGTTGGATGGAACACTTCACGATTCTTTTTGACCTGGTCTATAAATTTATAGGCCCATAACATTTTTAGTGACAGAACTACATAGTAAGTCTGGTCCTCTAAATTGTATTGAGAACGAATCTGTTGTATATGGGGATAGGTTTTACTATCGCAAAAGATTACCAAATACACTGGAATAGCTAATAGAGTTCTCATGCTTTCTATTGTTGTGGTAATATCTCTAGCTGTTTGATAATACGATGTTAAATCCATACAGGCAGTTGTTAAAGTAACATCTGGTATCATTTTACTAAATGTTAGAATGGTGGGTTTAGGTCGTTGAGCTCTGTTTATATATCATTCATCACATCACTATAATAGGAAAATTGTTGCTTATAAAAATCGCGCCTATCATCAAACTCTTTTTTAAGAGCACTATTTGATAAGATGTGCTGTTTAAATGTTTTGAGAAAACTATCTAGCTCATCTCTTTTGTAGTATAAACAATATAAGTACATATGATACATGATTTCAAACCAAATACCATTCATTTGACCATTATATTCAGCTAATACGATTTTACAACAATCATAGCCCTCCTTCCAATATTCATTTAGTGTATAGTTATTTAATACATAATCGCGTATATACTTTAGATTCGCTTTTGGTTTAATAAAATTATCCAAGGTATTTACATAATCACCATAGGTCCTGTAAATATCATCGTAGAATTCGTCTAAGACTGGCAAAAATAACATTTCTTCGGCGTGGCCGTAACCGGCGTTTGTCGTTTCAGTAAAAATCTCCTTGAGTCTGTTTAAGATACGGATTCCGACCTCCTTACCTGTTGTAAATAGACATCCTGATACGACCCATCTGTATGTCGCATAGAATTCCTTAAGATGTTCAGGTTGTTTATATTTCTTATTTGTTACATTAATAACATTAATTCTGAACTTGTCACAAACATTATTTAATATATTCGGTAATATATCAGGATTGTAGTTTGTACAGACCTTACTAGCATTGGGTCCAAGATTGGCGTCTATCCATCCGAATTTGGATGTACGGAAAGGATTCAGGTGGATTGTTTGAAGGACAAAGTCAAACTTGTTACAACAGACAATATGGGATTCGGCACAGGTGCGCTCATCCTTTGTGGGATGATAGACTATGCGATTCTTCTTGACCTGGTCTAAATACTGGTAAGACCATAGATTATTTAGGCTTAGGACTACGTAATAGGTTTTATCGGCGTGGCCATATTTGGAGCGGATTTCTTGAATCTGTGGATAGGTCTTGGTGTCGCAAAAAATGACTAGGTAAACTGGAATTTCTAAGAGAGTTCTCATATTATTGATAGTGGTCGTTAGGTCTCTTGACTTTTCAAAATATTGAGTTAAATCTAAGCATGCTGTAGCTAAGGTAACATCTGGTGTCATCTAGAAGAGTGTAAATACGATGGGTTTATATGGGTGTAATTCAAAATAAATTTGATTTATATTTGACTAACAGTAGATTATATTAAAATGACTACTGAAATTGACTATTATGAAACATATTATACTGAGTTCTTAGATATCAAACGCCGTGATAATAAAGGGAATATTTGGCTAGAATTTGCCAAGTGGCTACTAAGTCGCTTCGGTAAGGGTACCATTGAGAGCCCGTCTGAAGAGGGTTTAATGGTATGGAACAACTTTTATAAGCAACAGTTTGATAAAAATAAGGGCAATATGGATATATTGATGGTGCGGGCCGATGATAATGTTCAACGACGGTCGCTTGTTGAGCCAGAATTACCACACAATGAGGAATATGAAACTTATAAGGCAAGTATGATAAGGAGACAAGAAGAGGCGCTAGCTTATAAGAAACAACAAGCTACCGTCTATAAGGGCTTTCTTTGTGAAGATAATATTGATGTGATGGGAGCAGAAGACCGTGATTTTATGACACAGCGCGAATGGGAAGAGGCTGAGCGCAGAAAGAAACTGAAGGAGGCATGGCTCTTGGAAAATAAGGACCGTTTTATCCAGGAGGCCTTTGAACTTTTGGATAAAACAATTGTGAGTAAACGTGCACTACATCAGGAGGCTATCACTGAGAGAACTAAGGAGGCCGAAACCTGGGACCTGACAATTCCTGATAGTAAGAAGGATAAGATGACCTTGGCTAAGCAACTCAAAGAGCAGTGGTATTTTAAGGATGCAGTGTCAGGACTTTCTATAGCAGGACTTGATACTCTTTTGACGACTAAAATTACAGAGCATAAGGAAACTCTCAAAAAAAGAGTGATAAATTCTATGAAGCATTTGTCTGACTTTGAAAGACTAGTTGGATTATGGACACAATATCGCAGTCTAAGTATTGATGAAATGAAAGAGCTTGATAGGCAGATGAGAATCGATGAGAAACCTGTCTTGAAGGCGCGAACAACAGAGGCTGTGGCAGAGTACAATGGGAAAATGAGTCTACTGAATGATAAACTAAAAATTCTTCATAAGTTGTCTGAAATGAAGGAGAAAGGAATACGTTGTATGGATATGTATAGAGGAAATGTTGGTGGTTTGGGTGATTATTTTGAGATTAGCTAATCACGACTTTTACGATTCTTTTTTTGTTCATGTCCCTAATACTGACTGAGAATAAAGGTCAAAGTCAAAATTGTCTGGCAATGGTGGAAACTCATTCTCCTCCTCTTGCTCTTCCTTTACCTGTTCTGACTGAATACGATTTGTTCTATCGTGATAAATACTATTAAATATTTCTTCATACTCTAAATCAGAGATTGCGCGTTCTGCATGAAGGGTAATATGACGACTCAATCTAAGAACCGTATTATCAGTCTGTGCGACAATATCTTCTGGCTTCATAAAGGGCGTACGGCATTCAGGGCATTTTGCGACTGTTTTCTCTCTAAGAATAAGGTTTGTATAACACTTGAAACAGATTGTGTGTTTACAATACTCTGGATTTACTACTGATTTGTCGTTATTCGTAAAGCATACAGCACACTTAAATTCTGTGTCGTTTGATTCCATCGCTTTTCTTCTATGTTAGGTGTAAATTAGGTATGTCAATTTTATTATGTTAATACAACTATTCAAAAATAATTCGTTGTCTTATTTCATGTGAAAGTACATCTTTATTCATCTGACTTCTGCCTGGAGGAAGCTGAAAGTTTACATATAGCCTTAAAATTGACGCCTATATTCTTATAATTCATTAACATCAAAAATGTCATATAATAATATTTTCAAAACATTCAATAATTTGTATGATTCCGTAAGAGGTGATAATGATGATTTTATGGATGAACTATTATTTGAAAGAAAGATAGACGATTTAGTTGATATTGGATTTATTCGCACAGGACCAGTTGATGACTTTACAGTATATCAGGCAAAGATTGGGTTGAAATGGGCTGACTTTGTTGATATAGATGATTCTATTAAAAAATCCATATTGTTAGAGCTTGTCGAAAATCCAACAACATTCTTCGTTCTTCAAAATACCCAAAAGGGTAAAATGAGAATAGCATCCTTAGAAATTAAAACATGGGCTCAAGATAGAACAAAAAAAGTTGTCGCATTTATCATTGTGGATAATGATAAGACTTTGTCAGACCAATCAGTAGATGGTCTGACAAAGACATTTGCCGAACAAAAAGTTAAGATATTTTCTTTATCAAGCAATAGCAAAACAGGCTTTGAGGAAATTAAGACTTATATTGATGCCTATGCTTCTGATATAGTTGATGATGGAAAAGAACCCGAATACCATATGCCTGTAATATTCCTCCTTTGTAACTTACGTCAGACTGAAAAAATGCTAAGGTTAATATATCATATTAATAAAAAGGTCGCAACAAACAATTCTTCACTTAGATATGGTATGATTTGGGATGAAGCTGATAAGACTTATCCACAATTAAGAGATAAGTCATTTACTATAGATGATAACGATATGAGTTGTCGAACATATACTGTTGAAAAAACACAGGCTCTTTATAGATTAGGGTTTGTTACAGCTACTGATGGGAATTTATTGGACGAAGACTATCCAGAATGCGCGAACGCTTATTTATATCCTGATGATATTTCGCCAGAAGACCAAGAACATTATCGCGCCCTTCATCATTGCGAAGCAATCACACATAGAGTACCATTTACATCGAAACATACCAATAATTCCTATTCTACTCAAGTTTTAGAAAATTATAAGGAACATTTTATGACACCCATATATTTATCCACAGGTGAGAAATACTATAGAAAAGTGATAGTGAATTCAAATGCCAAAACAGATGATATGAAACTGTTTGCAAAATGGTGTAATACAAAGGGTATGTACGCACTGGTATTTAATGGTTATGGTGGGGCAAGTGTAAAAGTATTCAGAGAGGGATATCCTGTAGAAAATCATAAAACAAAGGGAAAAAGGTTAAATGAACTATTATTCTATATCTACAAAAAACTTAACCTTAACAACAAACCACTAGTTGTTATTGGTAGACGCAAGGTAGATAGAGGATTAGGGTTTCATTATTGTCCTAGGAATAATAATGAAATAAAAATCGATGGTACACTAGGAATTCTTAATACTAATAATAGAGAAGGATTGGTATGGACCGATATGATACTTGGAACTATAGAAAATAAGAATTCTGCTGTGCAAAAGGCTGGTCGGCTTGCTGGTATTATTGGGAACTCACCTCAATATCCAGGCACTACACACTACTGGACCGATGAGCGTACCGAACAATCAATCAGAAGACATAATACAATAGTTGATAAGAGTAATAATAATAATGGTTGTTCTGTTCTTCAGGCAGTAAAGCATGCCGAAAATATGACCCCTCAAATTAAGGTAAATCACCGTGTGGATTCAAGACTCTTTAGAGTATATAATTCTAAAGAAACTATGCTTAATGTTATAAAAGAACTAAATTTTACAACCAGAATTTCTACACCTAACCCTGATGGCTTTATTGAAGCGTCTTTATTTACAGAGAGTGGTGTTTTAGATTTGTTGAAAGTTATCAAGAAAGTCCCAACTGGAATAACAAGTGGTGGAGGAACTGATAATGGAAAAACTTCAAGAAAAGTTTGGGCATGTTATAAAAATACACAAGATAGTTCAACCTTAGTATTTGTAGTCCTTTTACCACCTGATAAAGTTTCAGAAGATAAAATTAGAATAATTGATAGTAAATACCCTTCTATAATAATTCCACAAGAAGGTGATTACTAAATGATATATGCAAAATATTAAAAAATTACTTATGAGTTTATAGGTGATTTATTATAAAAACTATAATTTAAATCCAAATGACTCTTAATTATACATAGTATAAACTATATTTTATAAAAAATTGAAATCAAAATATATCGTCTGGTTATGGTCACAACAATTTATAACTTTAGCCAAAGAAGCTAAAATGTCAGTTGTGATTGACTATTTTGATGATATGAGTTTGGCTGAGTTCAAGAAGAGCACAATGACTAATCTTAGTCACCGTGTTAAGGTTAATGCAGATGCTGGAACTATAGTTGTACTTGTAAACCTTACCACTAAGGCTGTTGTTGGTGTTTCTATGCTTGACAACTGGTCTGAGAACAACAGTCCATGCCGTCTTCACAGTTTTCTTGATGAGGATACGTATGACGGGGATTATAAGGCATATAACAAGTACGATATCCGTATCAAGAATCTTCGCTGGCTAATGAATCCGATTACGTTCGATGAAATCCGTGTGCTTGTTGGTGGTTCTGCTGATTACAAAGGGCACACAAATATGTGGAAGGGATTTCACAGTAACTTTGCAAATGTTTTCACAAAGAGCGATGACCAAACACCGGTTGAGCGCTACAAAATTTGGGCGAAGTCTCTGTTTTAAAATCAAATGAAAGAAAATATAAACCTTTTTAATTATTTTATCTAAGTTTCATTTGTTTTATATTTAGTATTTTAGCTAGTCTTATCCACCATTGATTTTAAAAGCTGTTGCATATCATTCAGCGTGATTTTTATACTATTGACCTCATCTCTAAGCTCTGCCACCTCTAGTTCTAGACTGCTTTGAGGAGCTGATACAACAACCGTTTCAGCCTCTTTCTGCTTTTTGGCAACTAGAACTGCTTTACATAAATCACTCTTCTTATATTCGGCAATGCCTCTACAGTCTGTGGTGTTCTTGATTAATTCGTGCTTTTTCAACCGAGCAATAATGGTTGCTGGAAGGCGCTTGTGAAGTTTACATAACTCAAGTAGACCTAGCTGGTCTTCATTGTACTCCTTGATAAGGGCTTCTGATTCTTTGGCTCTCCACTGCTTAGTATCATTGACATAGGCGCTTAGTTGTTCCCATGGTTGGTCTGTTGACTGCTCTATTGTTTCTTTTTCTTCTTGCTTCTTGGCCTTTGTTTTTTGATTTGCGGTAGTTACAATCTCTCTGTATAAATCACTAGCCTGGTACTGTTGATAGCCTCTGGCGTCAAGTTGAATTTCGATAAGATTGAGGGCCTTCAGTTTATAGGCTATGCTACCTGGAGTGCGTTTATGAATGAGGCCTAATTGTATGATATCTAGATTATCTTCAGTGTATTCTTTGGTGATTTGTTTGTCCATGTCTTCAGACCAGGGTGTACCTGATTGGTCGTAATAGGCCAATTTCTCCATCTTTTTTGATTGGGTTTGGGTGGGTTAAATTTCAAATTTTAAGAGTAAAATCAAATAACGTAAATAAAAATGGTTATATGTATTTTTATTTATGTTATTTTAGGCTATGTTA